CCGGCTTGCGACAGCGCTAGCATAATTTCGCGTTGGATTCTGGCTTCTGGTGTCATTTTTCCTCCTGTTTGATATTCGGCGCACGCCAACCGGCATCATCACGAAACAGCGCCGCCAGTGCTTCTCGTGTGCCGTCGCAATCTGCAACCTTGACTTGGCAATGCTCAGGCTCAGAAAAACCTTCTACCATCGTTTTGAACGCATACGGTACGGGAACGGTGCAGTAGGCTACTGGCTTTTTGGTGCCGCCATGGCGTAGCAGCATGTATTTGCCTGCAACGGGGGTGCCTAGTGGGTGGTTTTCCTGCGTGGTCATCAAAACGCCTCCTGCCCACTATCGCCACCGCTCTGAATGTCCAGCATCACACGCTTAGCCTCGGCAAAATCCTTCGCCGTGGGCTTGCGTCCCGCCCTGGCTGCCAGCGTGATAGCTGCCCACTGTGACGGCTTATTCATGCCGCGCCGCAATCCCAACTCTATCAATTCCCGCAACGTTCGCGCCTGTCCCTGTTCGCGTTTACGTTCGCGGCGTATCTGCGCTACGTCGATTTTTTCTAGTTCGCCGTCGACCACTTCAATTTCTGCGCGTGCTTTGCGTGGTAGTGGTTCACCGCACGTCGGGCAGCAATCCGGCCCCGCTTTAAATACGTGGTAGCAATTCATGCACTGCTGAATTTGCAAATCCGGCTGTTCGTCCTCGTCTTTTTTGCGCTTGCCCTTTTTGCGGCCTTCCAGGCTCCATTCGCGGTCGTCGTCAGGGAGTCCGTGGCGCGTCCAGTTTTGTACGTGGTCGATGATGGTCAGGTGTTTTTTACCGGGCGCTGGGCGCAAACCCCTGCCATTACCTTGCATGAAAACAATGAGCGACTGCGTGGGCCTCAGCCATTGAACGACCTCGATAGCTGGAATGTCTACGCCGACGACCAGCAGTTGAACATTACACAGCACTAACAGTCGCCCGGCCTTAAAATCATCGAGCGTCTTTTTTCGCTCGGCATCCGTCATCTTGCCTTCAATCACGCCAGCGCTAACACCATTCGCCCGGTACTGCGCTGCAACGTGGTTCGCGTGGTCAATCGACACGCACATCACTACGCAACGCTTGCCCGGTGTGTGCGTTTTGTAGGCGTTGACCGCATCACCCGTGATTGTTGGCTTATCTACGGCTTCCTCTAGCTCTTTTTTGTCATAATCACCCATGCGCGTTCCGACGCTGGAAACATCAAGCCCTGCAATGGGCGGTGCTATTAGCTCATAATCAGCGAGGTATCCGGCGTCAATAAGCTGCCGGATGGTCGGCCCCTCAACAATCGTATCAAACAGATCATCCAGCCCCTTGCCGTCTGTGCGCGCCGGGGTGGCCGTCAACCCGATAACCCGCGACGATGGGTAAGCATCCAGTACCTTACGATACGTTGACGCTGCTGCCCGGTGGCATTCGTCAATAATAATCAGGTCTGGCGGTGCGTAGTTATCCAGACGGCGCACCAACGTTTGAACGCTTGCCACCTGGGCGGGCAGTTTAGACTTACGCTTGCCGGGTGCAATCATGCCGTGCTCTAGCTTTTGCCGCCATAGCGCCTCGCTAGTTTGTTGAAGCAGCTCCGATTGGTGAACGATGAACATTGAGGTTTTGCCGCGACTAGCAGCGGTTGCCATCATGTGAACGGTTAGCGCGGTTTTGCCTGCACCTGTTGGTGCCTGCATTAATACGTTACGGTGGCGGGTCATGGCCGAACGTGTGCGTTTTATTAGATCGTCTTGATAGGGGCGTAGTTGCATTATTCTGCCTCCATCTCATCCAGCACTGCCATCAACTTTATAAACGTGCTCACGTACAAGTCATCCTTGTTGCCCCGCGCCATTTTATGCACGTTGTCATACGCCATTCCCGCCCGTCGCGCCACTTCTGATAGATTTTTACCCTCTAGTCGGCGTTCGATAATTTCCAGTGGATTCATGTTTTATGCTCCTGAATTAGTGTTTGACAGCTACAGTCTAGCCGCTATACTGTGAACCTGCAACACACAAAAACACACGCCACCAGGAGCGCAACATGCACATAATCGACTACACCGACCTAACAGAAGAAAAAGCCCGCGCAGGGTGCTTCGTCACCGGAATGCCCAACGCCGCCTATCACGCCTATGCAGGCATTTCTAACAGCGGCCTATCACTGGTCGCACGCAGCCCGGCACACTACGCCTACCGCAGCGGTTTTAAATCCACGCGAGCGATGGACATCGGCACCGCGTTTCACACGGCACTGCTTGAGCCGGAACGCTACGCATCTGAATACATGACCATTAAGGGCATAAATGACCGCCGCAAGTCTGAATACCAGCAGGCCAAAAAAATCTATGGAGACCATGCCACGCTGACTGACAACGAAGGCGCATCTGTTGACGTGATGGTAGAATCCGTGCGCAACAATCCAGACGCGAACGCCATCCTCAGCGAACCCGGCCATGCAGAGCTATCGGCGTTTGTTGAAGACCCCGAAACTGGCGTATTGCTACGCTGCCGTTATGACTGGATCACCGACACGCAGCGCGTTATCGACGTTAAGAAAACGCAGGATTGCCGACAGCGCGCATTCTCGCGCTCAGTGTTTGCCTACCGCTACTACGTGCAAGAGGCGATGTATCGGCACATCTACCAGATCATTACGGGTGACGAGCTGGAAAGCTACCAGTTCCTAGCAATTGAGGAGCAGCCGCCGTGCGCCAACGTGCTGTACACGTTGGACGATATGGCAAAACAAAAAGGCCACCAGGAATACCGCGAGGTGCTGCTAGCCTACGCAGAAGCAGAGAAAACGAACCATTGGCCCGCCTACGGCCTGCATAGCGATATTTGCAGTCTGCCGGACTGGGTAATGATGGATATGTTGGATGAAGAGTTGACATGATGATTAAGCATGCAGAAATACCGCCAATAGAAAGGCTTGAGGCATTGTTTGAGCTTGATGCGGATAGAGGATTATTAATTCATAAGAAAAAATGCGGAATAAAAGCTGGGGCCGTAGCTGGGTCGCCAATGCCGCAAGGCTATTTGAGAGCAAAAGCCGATGGAAGGCTTTACCTTGTGCATCGCTTGATTTATGCAATGTATAACAAGCAAAGCCCTGGCACCCGAGAGGTTGATCACATCAATGGAAACAAGAAGGATAATCGGCCATGCAACCTAAGGCTGGCGACCAGAAATCAAAACCGCCAAAACGTAGAAAAATACATTTCTAACTCAACTGGTTATCGAGGCATATGGTACGACAAAGCTAGAAACTGTTTCTTTTGCGCAATTCAGGCTAATGGTGTTAGAGATCAATTCGGGCCATTTGAAACAGCACAAAAGGCTAGTGAAGTATATATCTCAGAAGCTAAAACTAGGTTTGGCGAATTTTATAGAGAGGTGAATTAAAATGGTTGATATAACTCAAGCAATGCAAGCCAAGAGCGATCAGACTAACGCGCTCGACATCATCGGCGCACCGCTGATTATCAAGGTGCGCGCCGTTGACTACAAACAAGGCCGCGAACAGCCCGTGTGGGTGTATTTTGACGGCGATAACAACCGACCATGGAAGCCTAGTAAGGGTATGATCCGCGTGCTGTGCGGCGCGTGGGGCACCGAAACAGACGCATGGATTGGGCGCTATGCGCGCCTTGAGTACGAGTCTAGCGTTATGTATGCAGGTAAAGAGGTGGGTGGCATTTGGGTAAAAGCAATGTCCGATATTCCGGTCAAGGGCATGATGTTCTCGCTTGCCATTAACCGCAGCAAGCGTATCCCGTTCCCGGTCGAATACCTCAAGATCGAACCCACGATGTACCCTCAGGATAAATTCGACTCGGTTAAACAAGCCATGATTGACGCGATGCAATCCGGGAAGATGACACTGCCCCAGGTCATTGCGCAATGTCAGAAAACAGGCCAGTTGACGCCCGAGCAGATCAAAACACTTGAGCAAAACGCGCCCATCGAGGATGAAGGCCACCCTGATGAACCGCAACTAAACCAGCAGCGGGCAGCGGGCAGCGATAACCAACCTACTCAGCATGAAGGAATTTAACTGTGAATAATCTTTGCGCCACAGGCAACCTCGGTAGCGATTGCCGTATCAACCAAGTATCCGGCACCACTGTTTGTAATTTCAGCGTAGCCATGAAGTCAGGCTATGGCGACCGCGCCCAAACGCTATGGCTCGACTGTGCGCTATGGGGCAAACAGGCAGAGTCCCGGCTGCCTGAGTTTCTGAAAAAAGGCCAACAAGTAGCGGTATCCGGCGAACTATCCACACGCGAGCATGAAGGAAAAACGTACTTACAGTTGCGCTGCAATAGCGTTGATCTGGTGGGCGGAAAGGGTGATAGCGGTGGTGGGCAGGCTGCGCCAGGCGCAGCCGTCAGCGCCACAGCCGTCGGCTGTGCCAGAAAGCGATATGGACGACGAAATCCCTTTTAACTAAGTCCTTTCTAAAGCATCTATAAGATGCTACCCTGTTTAGGACGTTAAATTTAAACAGGGTCAGTCTAATGGAAAAGCAATGCTTCAAATGCGGCGAGGTGAAAGTCCTCGCCGATTTTTACAAGCACCCTAAGATGTCAGACGGGCATGTTAATAAATGCAAAGAATGCAATAAGCGAGATGTTAGAGAAAACAGGAAGAAAAAGGTTGATTATTACAGAGAATACGACAGGGTTAGGGGCAGTCGTCAGGATAAAGAGTATCGTGATTGGTACAGGCAGACGTTCCCCAGAAAATACAAAGCACATCTAATGGTTAGTAACGCTATTCGCGATGGGAAGCTAAAAAAAGAAGAGTATTGCGAATCTTGCGGATCAACGTTTGCAGTTCATGGTCACCATGATGATTACAGATACCCATTGACAGTGAGATGGCTTTGCGCCGTTTGCCATAGGGCATGGCATGATAAAAATGGCGAAGGCGCAAACTCGCGATAGAAAATATCAATTAGCCACCCCGCGCTAGAGGTGGCAGTATTTGACAGGCAAGGCAACACGACACCACAGGAGAAACACATGAAAGTAATCGACCAAAAAATCACAGAACAGTACGCTTTGTACCACGCTGATACTGTAGAAGTGTCGCAGCACTTACCATCTGATAGTGTTGGTTTTTCCTGCCTAAGTCCCCCGTTCGAGACGTTGTTCACATACAGTAACTCCGACCGCGACATGGGTAACGCCAAAAACAGCAGCGAGTTCTGGCAGCAGTACCAATACCTCATTGCCGAACAATACCGCGTTATGATGCCGGGGCGTTTGGTAGCTATTCATTGCATGAACCTGCCTACCAGCAAAGTCAATGATGGCTATATTGGCATCCGCGACTTCCGTGGCGAGATCATCCGCGCCTATCAAGATGCTGGCTTTATCTATCACTCTGAGGTCGTCATCTGGAAAGACCCAGTAACGGCCATGCAGCGCACCAAGGCCATGGGTCTGTTGCACAAGACCATCAAAAAAGACAGCAGCATGAGCCGCCAGGGTATCCCTGACACGATGGTCATCATGCGCAAGCCAGGGCAAAACGAGGTGCCGATTGAAGGCGCGTTGACGCACTACACTGGCGATGCGCCACCCGCTGGATTCAAGCAAATTCAGTATGACGATAACCGATGCGCCTACGTGCCTCACGCAGACCACAACACGCCCATCGACATTTGGCAGCGATATGCCAGCCCGGTATGGATGGATATTGACCAAGGCGATACGCTCAATTTCCGCGAAGGTCGCGCCAGCGACGATGAACGCCACATTTGCCCGCTTCAGTTAGGCGTCATTGAGCGTTGCCTACAACTTTGGTCAATGCCCGGCGATACCGTATGGAGTCCGTTTGCGGGCATCGGCAGCGAAGGCTATGTATCCATTCGCATGGGTCGCAAATTCATCGGTGTCGAGCTAAAGGAGTCCTATTACAAGTTGGCTCTGCGTAATCTTGAGCAAGCAGGCAAAGGCCAAGATGACTTGTTCGGCGGGGGTGCTGTATGAGCAGTTATCAGGATTTTATCGAATCAAAAGAGCTAAAAACGGTGCCCGTGGGCTTTGAGCCTAACGATGCGCTATGGCCCGCTGATATGTTCCAGCACCAGCAAGCGGTAGCTGCGTGGGCATGCCGCAAGGGACGCGCTGGCGTATTCTTTGATACCGGGCTAGGCAAGACCATTACGCAGCTAGCATGGGCGCAGCAAGTGAAGGCACAAGACAACGGCTACGTGCTGATACTGACACCACTAGCCGTTGCAAAACAGACTGAACGCGAAGCCGTGAAGTTTGGCATGGTCGCTACGTTTGTTGAAAATGGCGACGCCATTGGCGATCCGGGAATCTACATCACGAACTATGAAAAGCTGCATCATTTCGATACGTCAATTTTCGCGGGCGTGGTGCTAGACGAATCCAGTATTCTCAAGGGCATGATGGGCAAAGTGCGTCAGCAAATTACCGACGCATTTGGCGCAACGCCTTATCGTCTTTCATGCACCGCGACTCCAAGCCCGAACGACTTTATGGAGCTTGGCACGCAGTCCGAATTTTTGGGCATTATGAGTCAGACGGAAATGCTCGCCATGTTCTTCATTCACGACACGGGAGGCGGTACGGGTGATTGGAGGTTAAAGCATCACGGCAAAGCTAAGTTTTGGAAGTGGCTGTCTACGTGGTGCGTTTTCCTGCGCAGCCCTGCGGATATGGGCTTTGACGCTGAAGGTTACGACCTGCCGCCCGTTGACTATTATCAGCACACCATTGAGACGCAAGCCACAGACGGCCTGTTTGTAGAGCCTGCGCAGTCATTGCAGGAGCGCAACACGGCACGGCGCGACACGGTCGAACAGCGCTGCCAGCGCGCCGCTGATATTGTCAATGCAATGGATGCGCCTAGCGTGGTGTGGTGCAACCTGAATGCCGAATCTGAATTGCTCACCAAACTGATCGATGACGCGGTTGAGGTGAAAGGTAGCGACAAAGACCAGCACAAAAGCGAGTCACTGTTAGCGTTTGCCGATGGCAAGATTAAGTGCTTGGTAAGCAAACCAAAAATCGCAGGCTTCGGCATGAACTGGCAGTCAACGTACAACTGCGTGTTTGTCGGTCTATCTGATAGCTGGGAGTCGTACTATCAAGCCATTCGCCGCCAATGGCGCTTTGGCCAAAAACACGCCGTTCAGTGCCACATCGTGAGCGCGGACGTTGAAGGTCTGGTGGTCGAAAACATCCGGCGCAAAGACGCACAGCACGAAGAGCTTAGCGCGGCCATGATGACGCACATGAAAGCGTTTATGCAGGCCGAAGTGTTCGGCAGTAAGGCCGAAAAGACGGACTACTTGCCCAACGTTGATATGCACATACCGGAGTGGTTGGAATGCACCCCAGCACATACTACAAACGCCTAGCGGCTGGCTATGACCATGAACAGGCGCACACGCTACCCAAACACTGCCCGCGCTGGATGCGGGCAATTGAGGAGCAGGAGGGGCAGCCGTTGCGCGAAATTCTAACAGCGGCAGCCAAGGCAGCACCACACACAGGATATACATGCGCAGACTTAGCCCGCGAATGGGGGTTGCATAAAGACACGCTGGGCCACTGGTGCCGAAAGTGGGGAATCGTATTCCCCATTGGTGCCAGCGCTCTGCAGAGAGAGGCCGCGAAGGCTACGATTGATAAGGTTAATCAGAGGAAGCGAAAATGATCACCGTCAAAATCACCAAAACGCAGCGCATTGACGACCGCTCAGTCACGGACACCACTGAACTAAAAGGCGATGCAGGCGAAGTGCTGGCATTGCTTGATGAGATGGGCCATGCCGTGCCGATGACGGATGATAAACCGACCGATACTGTTCATTGAGGAGGCAATATGAGTCTAATCACCTACACTGATCTATGCGCGCTAGTCCACCAAGGAGTTATCGAAAACGTAAAGCCTGAGCAAATTAACGCAGCCAGCATTGATTTAACACTGGCAGACGGGTATTTGTACGAAGCCGATCCTGGCAGAGACAGCAGTCACGTTATTAACCTGGGTGCAAAAGAAACGCCAGCCATGCGCGCCCACAAAGGTATGCTTATCTTGAATCCAGGCGCTTTCGCGCTGGCTTCCACTGAGCAAGTGTTTAACCTTCCCAACGACATTGCGGCTATATATGTTCTCAAGTCCAGCATGGCACGAGCCGGGCTTAACCACTTGAACGCCGGATACTGCGACCCCGGATGGCACGGCAGCGCCTTAACGATGGAGTTCCACAATACGCTACGGCACCACACGCTAGTTATGCGCCCTGGCGACAAGTGCGGGCAGATGTATTTTTTCCGGGGCGAAGCGGTGCCAGAGTTGGCGAGCTACGCGGTGCGGGGGCAGTATAATGGCGATAATGGCGTTCAGGCTTCCAAAGGCGTTCGATAGCAAAAACCTAACGCATCACCGAATCGTATAGAGAATTACAATTATAAATTCAGCCTAAAAACCTCTAATATCATCTCATACATAAAGCGAAGCATTAAGGAGAAAGGCAATGAACAACGCTAAACGAGTTGATGATTGGCACGAAGAGGGCGACGTTTCCGGCAAGTTCGTAAAGCGCGGTGGCAAGGTTATTTATACGGATATAGGTGGATGCACGGGCAACGGAAAAGTTCGTGCCATTGGTTATCGCGCAGATGATATTTTAGAGACGCGCCGCACTTATTACATCAATTGGAGCGACAAGCTAGTGAAGGTTGCATAACACTAACACCAACACGCCCCGCAAACGCGGGGCCATAGGGAAAACAACATGACCAACGAACAACCCCAAACGCGCCCAGACATCGTAATCGGCAACGCTACTGTACTAGGC